GGTGGAACAGGAATGGAAGGCAGTAATGCTACTGCTGCTGGAGGCGCAGGTGGAACATCAAATTCTTACACAACTGGAGGCGGTGGTGCAGGTGGTACTAATGGTGGAAATGGTACTGCAGGAACAACTAACTCTGTAACTGGCATGGGTACTGGTGGTGGTGGTGGTTCTGCTAAACCTGCTTCTAATGGCGGTAATGGTGGTGCAGGTGGGTTCCCAGGTGGCGGTGGCGGTGGTGGATCTTCTGCTGATACAGGATATTCTGCTGGTACTGGCGGTACAGGTGGCGCAGGTCAAGTCCGTATTTATGGAATTGCATAAATGTATATCCCATTAAACATCCCGCCAGGTGTTTACAAGAATGGTACTGAGTACCAATCTAAAGGACGCTGGAACAGTTCTACTCTGGTACGTTGGTATCAGAATACCATTCGCCCTATTGGTGGATGGCGTAAACGCTCTTCAACTCAACTCACTGGTTCTGCCAGAGGGCTGATTGCTTGGCGTGATAACAGTAATATCCGCTGGACAGGAATTGGTACACATTCAAAGCTCTATGCAATGAATGAAGGTGGTGTTGCATATGACATTACACCTACGTCTTTTACTGTTGGCATTGCTGATGCAGACACCAAGCTAGGTTATGGCTATGGTGCTTATGGTACTGCCGCCTATGGTATTGCTAGACCAGATACAGGCTCTTACACTCCTGCTACTACTTGGAGTATGGACACATGGGGTCAATATCTAGTAGCTTGCTCAAACGCTGATGGAAAGCTTCTTGAGTGGCAGTTAAATACTGGTACTAAAGCCGCTGCTATTACCAATGCACCAACTACTTGCTCTGGTTTAGTCGTGACAGAGGAAAGATTCTTGTTTGCTCTTGGAGCAGGTGGAAACCCACGTAAAGTACAATGGTCTGACCAAGAGGTTAATACTACTTGGACACCTAGTGCTACCAATCAAGCAGGTGACTTTGACCTAACAACATTGGGTTCTCTGATGTGTGGCAAGCGTGTACGTGGTGCTACTATTTTATTTACTGATGTAGATGTCCATTCAGCAACTTATATTGGCCCACCATACGTTTATGGATTTGAGCGTATTGGCACAGGTTGTGGTGTTATTTCCCGTCAATCAGTGGCGGCTACTGACAATTCATGTATATGGATGTCTAAGTCTGGTTTCTGGATGTTTGATGGCTTTGTTAAGCCCTTACCTTGTGATGTTGGAGACTACATCTTTAACAACATTAACTATCAGCAAGCATCTAAGGTTTACTGCGTCCATAACTCAGCCTATGGTGAAGTTTGGTGGTTTTACCCAAGTTCAGCCAGTGTTGAGAATGATTCATATGTAAGCTACAACTATCGTGAGAACCATTGGGCTATTGGTACTTTTGGTAGGACTTGCGGTACTGATTCTGGTGTATTTGGCAAACCAATGATGGTTTCATCTGATTCTTATGTCTATGAGCATGAGATTGGCTTTACTTATGACTCAATTACCCCATTTGCTGAGTCAGGACCAGTTGAATTAGCTACTGGAGACAGAGTAATGAATATTACTGGTCTAGTCCCTGATGAGAACACTTTGGGTGACGTAAAAGCTCGTTTTAGCACCAAGTTTTACCCTAATTCAACAGAATACAACTATGGTCCTTACACCATGAATACGCCTACTTCTGTACGTATTACTGGTAGACAGATTGCCGTAAAGATTGAAGGCAATGTCAATACTGATTGGCGTGTCGGGACTATTCGATTGGATGGTAAGCCAGGAGGTTTGCGTTGAAGCTTCCAACTCCTACTCCTTCCTATGATCCTAGAGATCAGGCCAATGTTCGCAGACTTATTGAGTCTGAGGATGCAAACCTATATAAACGTAATCAGGATGTTGAGATTGGCTCTCGTAAGATAAGCCCTCCAAACAGACTGATTATCTCTAGTCCAAACGGCACTAGATATGAGATTTTGGTTAGTAATATAGGTGTATTAACAGCGTCAGCAGTATGATCGATTGCAGTAGTTTTGTGGAAAATGGGAAGCCTAAGTGGTGGGTTCCATATTTTCTACAAAGTGAGCAATTATTATTAAATGCGCTAGAATACGGAAACGAAACGCATAGTCTTGAGGATGTCGCAATGGCCCTCAATAAAGATGAAATGCAATTATGGCCTGGTGTCAACACGGCTCTCGTTACCGAAATTATCACCTATCCAAAACGAAAAATCATCAATGTATTCTTGGCAGCAGGTGACATGGATGAGGTTATCAGAATACTTCCATACGTGGAAAAACACGGAAAAATTGAAAGTTGCACTCACATGACTATGACAGGTCGTAAAGGATGGGACAAGGTTATGAGTAAGATTTATCAAGTTCAAACAAGAGTTTTCTTGAGTACGGAGATATAAAATGAGTTTATCAGGTTCTAAACAATCATCGCAATCGCAATTAGACCCGCAATTTAAAGAAGCTTTTTTAAATAACTTACAAAGCACACAAAATGTAGCTAGTAGTTTAAAGCCTCGTGAATTTGCAGGATTTAATGCTGACCAAAATCAAGCATTTGATTTAAATCGTTTGTATGCAAGCCCACTAAGCGCACCAACTCTTTATGCAACAGATGCGGCAAATCTCATACAACAAGCATCCAACTATACCCCTCAAAATGCTACTTATAACGCTTATGGTGGTGCAACTGTAAATCCTGCGTCTTTAGCTGCTCAACAAGGTTATACGGCTGCAACAGGTACTTCCGCTAATGCAAGTTATAAAGGATTTGATTCTGCAGGAGCAGGAGCAGCCCAGACAGCAATAGGTAGTGGTTATGGAGCTGATACTTATGGCGGTCAAACAGCAGGAGCTGCTGAAAGATTTGCAGGTGTATCAGCAGGAGATGCTGAACGTGCAAAAGCTGCTCAACTTGCAAGATCTTCAATTCAAAATGTTGGTGCAACAGGGGTTACTGGTGCAGGTGTAACTTCTGAAGCACTGGGTGCAATTGCTCCACAAGCAAGAGCAAATATCCGTGACGTTAATGCTGCTTCATTTTTGAATCAGAATATTCAACAGTACATGAATCCTTATACTCAGGCTGTTACTCAACAAAGTCTGACTGATTTGGATCGTTCACGCCAATTGCAACAACAGCAAAATTTGGCTCAAGCAACTGTATCAAAAGCATTTGGTGGATCGAGACAGGGTGTGGCTGAAGCAGAGACTAATCGTGCATTTGATGAAAATGCTGCACGTTTAGTTGCTCAACAAAATGCCGCTGCTTATGCTGCTGCCCAACAAGCTTCTGAAGCTGACTTGGCTCGTCAGATGCAGTCACAACAGCTTAATCAAGCTCAAGATGCCGCTACTACTCAACAGTCATTGCAACTTGCAGGACAGTTTGGTTTGGCTAACCAAGATGCTAATTTGCGTGCGGCTTTAGCTAATCAAGGCGTTGATTTATCTACTGGTCAACTTAATACCAATCTTGCCCAACAGACTGCTTTAGCTAATCAAGCTGCCGCAAACCAGATGGCGCAATACAATGCTGGTAACTTGCAACAAGCAGGTTTAGCTAATCAATCTCAAGCTAATCAGATGGCTCAGTTTAATGCTGGAAATCTTCAGCAAGCTGGTTTGGCATCTATGGCTGCTTCAAATCAAGCCGCACAGTTTGGTGCTGGAGCTTCAAATCAAGCCGCATTACAAAATGCTGCAGCGCAAAATGCAATGGCTCAGTACAACGCAAGCAATCAGCAACAAGCTAATCAGTTTGGTGCAAATGCAGCGAATCAGACTTCTCAGTTCAATGCTGGTAATCAACAAGCAATGAATTTGGCTAACCTTGGTTATCAGAATCAAGCTAACCAGTTTGGAGCCTCTGCGTTTAATCAAGCAGGTTTAGCTAATGCGGCTGCACAAAATGCTGTTGCCTCACAACAAGCAAACTTATTCCAACAAGCGGGTTTGACAAATGCAAACAACTTCTTGCAAGCTAACTTAGCTAACCAACAAGCTGGTTTGACTGCTAACCAACAAAGACTTTCTGGTGGAACTCAGTTAGCTAATGCAGCTACTAATCTACAGAATCTTGGATTCAATCAAGCAAATCAATTGCGAGATCAAGGTTTGTTGCAACAAGGCTTCTCTCAGCAAACTCTGGATGCAGTACGCAATCTGCCGTTGGAGCAACAACAGCTTATCAACCAAGCATTGGGACTCAATGTTGGTGGTGGATCTGGTGCAACAAGCTCTTCAAGCGGCTCGAGCTTTGGTGCAAGTTTGTTCGGAAAGTAAGGAATTATCATGGAATTTTTATTACCAAAAGAGCAATTAAAAGGCTTGTCAGAAGAAGATCAAAAAGCTGTCAAAGATGAGGCTTTTAATCAGTTCCTATTAGGAAGCATTTTTGGTGGAAATGGTATTGCTTCTGGATATCAAGCTGTTCAAAACATTATTCCTAATATGCAAAAGCAAAGGCAACAACAAGGTTTGTTGTCTGAGTTGCAAGGCATACAAAAGGATTTCTTTCCAAATGAGCAACAGGTACAAACCCAAGCACTCAATGCGAATCTTGGAAGATCTTTACAAGCTCCAAGTCCATATTCTTTAGGTACAAAATTAGGTGCTCCAAATGAAAGGGTTGAGCCACAAGCTATACCTAATGAGCCTCCTAACTATGCCGACTTGCAAACACGTTTATCTAGATTAGCATTGAATCCTAATGCTACTCAAATGATTCCATCATTGGCATCTTCATTTGGTGCATTTAAGCCAAACATTGCAGATGGAGTTGCTACTGACATTAGAAATAGACCAACTGCTGTTATTCCTCGTGCAGACCTTAAATCTGGTTTGCAACTTGGTGGTACTGTACAAGGTGGAAATGTCAATTTTGAAACTGCTCCAATTAGCGGATTTAGATCTGCTACAGCAATGAATACTTTACCTGAGCTTTCTAAAGGTGAAGAATATATTTTCAATGCTAATGCACAACCAGTAGGAATTAGAAATGCTGAAGGTGCAATACGATCTCTTGCAGAACGTGTTGCTACTGAAACAAGTATTCGTGAAGCTAATATTCCTCGTCCATCTACAACTGCGGCTGGTGCTCCAACATTTACGTTTGTTCAACCACCTGGTCTACAAGGTCAAGCAGGAGCTAATGGTTCTGTTGCACAACTATCAACTAATCCTGTTGTGCAACCAGTAACAGGCCCTACTACGGCACAAGCAACTTTAAATGAAGCATTTAAGCCAATTCTTGCTGATGCTTATAAAGGTTATCAAACAGCTAAAAAGACTGCACCAGTAATTGACCAACTTCAAAATGCCTATAACAGTCCAGGCTTTGATACAGGTTCGTTTACAAATGTCAGGACTCAATTAGGAAATGTGTTTAATAGCTTGGGTGTATCTGGAGATAGAAATAAACAATTTTTAACGAATGCTATTTCTGCTCGTCAAGGTATTAACGCTTTAACAGGTGAAAGTTTGTCTGAGGCAGTTGGTGCAATCTCTAACTTTGAGATTGGCTACTATGGTCAGCGTAATGCTCAAATTACAGATCCAAAAGAATCAACAAACTTTAACTTAGCTGTTCTGCGTGAAGCCAACAAGCGTAAGCAAGAATACTATGACTTTGTTTCTGATCCTAAAAACGCTGGTCCTGATGCTATTCGTAAATGGGAAGCATCTCCACAAGGTCAAAAACAAATGTTTGAATCGCCTGGCTTACGCAAATACTTGCCACAGTTACAAGTTACTGCTGGTCCAGATAAGGGTAAAACTGCTTACCAATTGCCTAGTGGCGTTTATCGGGTTTATGACTAATGGCAACCAAAGATCAAGTTTACGAATTTGCTCGGCAAGAAGCTGAAAGGCAAGGCGTTCCTTTTTCTTTTGTACAAAAGGTTATTCAAACAGAGTCTGGTGGTGTTTTTAACGCTATTGGACCTAAGACTAAAACTGGTGATCGTGCTTATGGCCCCATGCAGTTAATGGGTGCTACTTCCAATGATCTTGGTGTTAACAGAATGGAATGGAAAGATAACATCCGTGGCGGTGTTAAATATCTAAGCCAGTTAACACAAAGATTTCAAGACCCAACTTTGGTAGCGGCTGCATATAACGCAGGTCCAGCAAATGTTGAAAAGTATGGTGGAGTTCCTCCATTTAAAGAAACACAAGATTACGTTCAGAAAGTTGTGGGTACAAATATGGCTACATATCGAGATATTGATCCTTCATTGCTTGGTCAACCACAACAACAAGCTCCTAAACTTGATTTACGTGGTATGGCTAACCCAGATCAAAATCTTGGTTATCGTGATATTGATCCATCAATGATTGGTAAACCAGTAGTTCAACAAGCTCCTGCACAACAACAAACTGCTTTCAATAGATTAGGCAATCAAGCTGTCAATGAAGTTGGTCGTACAATTAGGTATGGATTGGAAGGTGCGGGAGGAATTGCTGACATAGTTGGATCACCATTAAATATGTTGATCAACAGGGCTACTGGTAGTCAATTGCAACCACCTAGTCAAGCAATGTCAAACTTTGCAACTATGCTTGGATTGCCACAACCAGAAACAGAGTTCCAAAAAGGTATTGCAAATGTAACTCGTGCAGTAGCTGGTATTCCTATAATGGGCGGTGTTGGTGGACTATTGCAACAAGCTCCTAATTTAACAGCACAAGTTGTTGGTCGTGGTTTGGCAGCTCAACCTATTGCTCAAGCAGCAGGTGCTACTGTTGGAACTGGTGCGGCTGAGACTGCTCGTAGCCAATTTGATGTTACAAACCCGTTAGCCTTGCTAGGTATTAACTTAGCGGCAGGTTTACCTGCGGGTGCTGTTGCTGCTCGTGCAGGAAATATTCCTTCTGGCACACGTTATCGTGATCCAGTTACTGGTCAAATTATTGAATCTGCTGCTCAACGTGGTGTAGGTATTGATGTTGGTGATGTGGGCGGCCCAGGTGCTGGAACCCTTGCAAAATCTCGTCAGTTTGGTTATACAACAGACCAATCAAATCAAGCTAAAGCAAATCAAGTTAAGAGTTTAATTGAAAGAACAACTGATAAATTGCGCCCTACTGGAATGAGTGATGGCGGTGAAAAGAAAATTATTGCCGATGATTTGCGTCAACAATACAAGACTGCAAAAGATAATGTCAACCCTGAGTTTAAAAAAGCCGAACTGTTGGCTGGTGATGACATTATTCCATTGCGTAATACCAATGAAGCTACCCGCAATGTTGTAAAGCAGTTTCCATCTACTTCACAAACTCCGATTATTGAGAAGACACTTAATAAATTAGACGAATTAAGTCAAAGCGGTGGTGGCTCTTATAAAGAGCTACGTGACTTGCAATCTACAGTTTTTGCAGAGTTGGAGCGTGTTCGTAAAGGTGTAGTACCTGGCTCATACAACGAAAAACAAGTTAACGCAATTAACCAGTTATACAAAGGTATGGCTGATGATGTGGATGTCTGGGCTGCGCCCGCTATTGATGCGAATGGCGCTAAATTATTTACCCCTGCTGGAGCGCAGCATACAAAAGCTATTGACCAGTTTAAACAGACTGTTTTGCCATTCCGTGAAGATACAAATATTTACAAACTTGTATCAAGTAGATCGGGTGTAGATGATATTGATTTAGCGGCACAAAAGTTTAATTTTGATACTAATCCTGCAACAGCACAACGGGCGGTTAGTTTGATGTCGCCAGTTGGTAAACAGGCTGCTCAATACTCCATTCTTAATGATGCAAGAAATAAAGCTATAAATTCTGATGCGG